TTCCTCACGGTCGAACCAATGCACAAACCGCCAACGGTGGCCCTTGCCGTCGAGTCCGTTTGACGGGGTTGTCATAAGCACGCCGCGAATGTTCGCCGCCGCTAGCAGTTCTTTGGCGCGTTCTGGCGCCATTTCGCCGCCATCATAATCCAGCTCGACGCCCCAGCATCCGAGCGCGTTGGCTTCGGTCCGCAGGCATCCTGCATCGCTTGGCTTGTCGCCAAAGCGCGTGAGGCTGAACCAACGAAGGTCTTCCTTCCGGTTAGCAGTCGGCGCGTTCTCCGGACTGACGAAGTCGAAAAACTCGCGAGGGGTCATCTCGCGAGTTTCCAGCGTCTTGGCGTAGATGTCGGCGAAAAAGGTGACGAACATTATTCGTCCGCAAGCAGCGCGGTAAGTTCAGCAGCGGAGTAAAAAAACTTGTCGCCGTGTTTCGCGCGCAGCTTTTCTTCAAACCGTTCGTTTCTGGCCCTTTCCCGATACCCGGCAAGGAATGAACGGTCGACAAGCTCGCGGGAGATGCTGTCTTTCGCAGCGAAGCGAAACGCCTGTTCAAAGTCGGCGAAATCGACCCAATCTTTCTCTGCCATGTGCATTGGCAAATTCAGAAGGCCGTTACCGCGAAGCTCGCCGATCCTATCGCGATTGATCCAGTAACCGCCGTGGCTCGGAGCTTCGATTACATTTCGGGACACGATCCATTGGCGGCCGGTCCATAGAGGTTTGCGCTCCATCACGCGACCTCCATCAGGGCGGCTTCCCACGGTCCACGCTTCCAACCCATGACGTGAACGGTTCCGCCGAGATATTTGCCCGGCGGCTCCGGGTTGATCAAAGCCGAGAAGAATTGACGTTGGTACTCGCGGTCCATGACACCGACCCTGAAGCAGCGACCTCCAATCTTGAAGGTGACGCCGATGTGTCGTTCGCCGATTGGAAAACTCAGCTTAATGAGTTGGTCGAGCGTGACTTCGCCTTCAGGGAAAGTGTCGAAACCCTGCGCTACTCGTTGAGCGTGGATTTCGCGAAACTTCGGAACGAGAGTGGCCAGAGTTTGTTCGCGGCTAGCGTCTAGAGGTTTGCGCTCCATCACGCTGCCCCCAAGAAAGCGGCTTCCCACGGCCCGCGCTTCCATTCGAGGACTTGATGGTCCGGCATGCAGCCGGGCCGGCGCACGATAATTTGGAAAACCGTCTCGTGTTCGTCATCGAGAGTGACGCAGAAGTCCTCTTCCATAATCGTCGCATGCAGGCCGTCGCCAATCTGGCGGTGCTCATCGTCTTTCAGTGTGTGCATCGCGCGCACCTTCGCGATTATGGCGTTAAGCGTGCGGTCTTCTTCCTCTTGAGCCTCGCTAGCCGCGAGCGCGGCACGGTAGGGCGAGAGTTTCGTAACATTCGACATTTGGTGGTTCCCTTTTTGGCGCTCGGCATCTGCCGAACACTCGCGACATAATGCAAAACACTAGCCACGTCCTTTTTTAAATTCACTTACTGTTGGCTTGTAAGTACACTTACTGTTTGGCCGTAAGTGCTCTAATTATTCGACTCATAGTGTTCCATTGTGTTTTAGGTGAGTTGCAGCCAATCCCCGGCCGCGCTCCAACCCTAAAAGGGCCTCTTATGAAAAAGTCTCTTGCCGAACTTCGCGAAACCCGCGCGGCTAAACTCACCGAACTCCGCAACATCGACGTCAGCAGCGGCGACCAAGCGCGCCAACGTTTCGACGCGCTCGAAACGGAAATCCGCGCGATCAACGAAGACCTCGACCGCGAAACGCGCATTGCCGAACTCGAACGCACCGCGTCAGCGACGCCGCTCAATGGTACGCCTGACTTTGACCGCGAGATGCGCCGCTATTCGCTGATCGCCGCCGCAGCGCACCTTGCCGGCATTCCCGGCGCCGACGCCCGCCGCGAAATCGAAATCGGACAAGAGCTGCAACGCCGCTCCGGCTTCACGCCGCAGGGCCTTCTGATCCCGTCGCAAGTCCTGAACGTGCGCAAGCCGCGCGGCATGGAACAACGCGTGGTGCTGTCCAGCACGTCCGGTTCCGGTACGATCCCGACCGAACTCCACTCGGAAGAGACGGTGAGCTTCCTCTACAACAAGCTCGTGACCGCCAGCCTTGGCGCCCGCGTGCTCGACGGCCTGCAAGGCAATGTCACCATTCCGTCTGTCGACACCGGCTCAACGTCGGCATGGATCGCGGAAAACGGCGCCCTGTCCGCGGCTGACTTCGACCTGAACAGCAAGACGGCGAGCCCGAAGCACGTCGGCGCACTCATGGAAGTGTCCCGCAATATGCTTCAGCAGTCGTCGCCCGCGATTGACCAACTGTTCCGCGATGACACCGCGGCCAACCTTGCGGCGGCTATCGACGGCGCGGCGCTTGTCGGCGGCGGCGCCAATCAGCCGAGCGGCATCACCGCGACGCTTGCCGGCTCGCTGGCGACGTTTGCAACCCCGACTTGGGCCGAAGGTCTGGCGATGGTTGCGGCGCTCGACACCGCGAACGCACTGGGCGGCTCGCTCGGCTGGGCGATGCACCCGCAGTGCGCCAAGAAGCTGCAAAGCACGCTCGTTGCGGCTGACACCGATAGCCGCATGATCATGTCGGCGCCTGACAACCTGTACGGCTACAAAGCCGCCACGTCGGCCGCGTTGACCGGTAACGGTTCGCCCGCGGATCGCGGAATCATTTTCGGCAACTGGGCAGACCTTCTGATCGCTCAATGGGCCGCGATTGATTTCCTCGCGAACCCGTTCGAGTCGACCGCGTACAGCAAGGGCAACGTGCAATTCCGCGCCATGGCGACGGTCGACGTCATCGTGCGCCGGAATGCGTCGTTCCGCGTCGCTAAGGACATGGCGACGGCCTAACCGGATCGGCAGGGGTTTCCGTCCTTTTTCCCCGCCGCGAAGGGCGGGCCGTGTTCGCCCCACGATGCACGGCCCGCCTGACCGGCTGCAAGGTTTCAAACAATGACTCTCCAACTCGAACGGCGCGCGGCCGAAACAGAATTCCGCGCCAAGGGTCGAACCCTTGAAGGCTATGCAGCGGTGTTCGAACAACGCGCGCGGATCGCCGACTTTGACGAAATCATCGCGCGGGGCGCCTTCGTCGATACACTCAAGTCTGGCGACAAGCTCGCGCTCGTGGATCACGACGCGGCCAAGGTTCTGGCGCGCACGCGCAACGGCTCTCTGAAGCTGGCGGAAGATACACGCGGGCTTCACTTCGAAATCGCGCTGCCGAAGACGACCCTCGCAGACGACGTTCTCGCGCTTGCTGAAGCCGGGTCGCTGGGCGGCGCGTCATTCGGCTTCGTCGTTCAACGGGACGCATGGGCCGGCTCGCTGCGGACGCTGCAAGCGGTCGATCTTCGCGAAATCAGCGTCGTCAGCGCATGGCCCGCCTATCCGCAAACGACTGTGTCCGCCCGGTCCGCCATGTCGGCGGCACGGTCTGACTTCGCACGGCGTATCGCATTGCTGGAATTGGGAGCTGGTCAATGATCCGCCAAATCCTCACCGCGTTCGGCTATGAGAAGCGTTCCGAGCCTTACGCAGACCCGCGCCTGTCGCCTTCTGAATGGGGCTTTGCATTGCGTCCCGGCGCGGGCCTCGCGGCAACGCCCGCTTCGGTTCTCTCAAATTCGGCGGTTGCGACACGTTGCGTCGCACTTCGCTCGGAACTTCTCGCCAGCGTGCCGCTGCGTCTTTATCGGAAGCTCCCGAACGGCGACCGCGAGCGCGTCACGGACGTTGGACTCGCCGCCGTTCTGGGCGATTTGGCGAACCCCCTGCAAACCGCTTTTGAGGCGCGCGAGTTTCTCATTCGCTCGCTGGATATGGCGGGCAACGCGTATGCTCTGATCGACCGCGACGGCGCTGGACAGGTCGTCGGGATCACGCCGCTTGCTCCAAGCCGCGTTCAGGTTGAGCGGCTTGAAAACGGTCGACTGCGATACCGTTACAGCCTCGCCAACAACGCAGGCGGCGCGGTCGCGCTCATGGACGACATGCTCCATATCCGCGCTTCGTCCGAAGACGGATTTCTAGGTCGGTCACCCTTGATGATCGCGCGCGATAGCTTCCGCCACGGCCTCAACCTCAACGCTGCGGCGAACAATATCGCGGAAGGCGGGATGAAGATCACGGGATTTGTCACTCACCCGGGGCGGCTCTCTGACAAGGCCAAAAGCGGCATAAACGAAAGCCTGCTACGGGATACGGGCGGCACGGCGA